CGTGACTGTCATCGGATGCGTGCTGACTAGCGCGATCGGCAAGACCGGCTTTGCTGCGAGCGCGATCGCAGGCACGAGCGACGGCCGCATCGTGCTCGGCGACACACACGATGCGATGACTCTCGATGCGCTGGTCGAGTCGCTGGGCGAGATGCCCGCGTACATCAAGATCGACGTCGACGGCCACGAGCCGTCTGTCGTGGCCGGTGGGCGCGAGACGCTGTCGCGCGCGGAGTGTCTGTCGGTGCTCGTCGAGCTGTCGGAGCGCGCGGAGGAGACGGACTCGATGCTGCGCGCGTGCGGGCTGATGCATCACCCGTTGACGCTGTGGCGCAATAGGAGAGACGACAGAAACGTCATCTACTGGCGCGGTTGCGGTCTGCGCGAGAGGCCGCCCGCGTGAGCGCGAGGAGGGAGAATGAGAGCTGGAGTGGTGGTGCTCGTCGCGGTGTTTCTTTGCTGCCAGATCGCCTCAGCCGGAGATTGGCGTGTCGCCGTCGGAGGCGGGATCGCGTGGCAGGACATCGACAACCACGAGCTCGACTGGGAGCATCCGCGTTTTCGCGCGGCCGCCGACTCGTTCGATAGCGGCCTCGCGGTCTACGCTGGCGTGGAGCGCAGGATTACTAGCTGGCTTTCCGCCGGCGCGTTTTACTCCTACTCTCTGCTGAGGCAGAGAAGCCGCGCGAAGACGTACCATCCGGACTATCGCCCGGAGTACGGGCTGGATCGCGATATCGACGTGGACGTCCATGCGGCTGCCATGTACGCGCGGCCTGCGATCGAGATCGTCGATGGGGTCGAGGCGTTCGTGCGCGGCGGCGCCGGGTGGCTCTACGTGGACAGCTCGCAGCTCGGGCATCCGCACGGGCTGTTTCTGCATGCAGGCTGCGGGCTCGGATACAGGATCGACGAGCGATGGGGCCTCGAGGTCGTCGCGGCCTATAACAAGGGCCGCGCGTGGGGCGGGATGCCTGACGCATCCGACTATCGCTTCGGCTGGACGCTTATTGCGCTGACATTCTTCGGCTGGGACGCAGCCGTTGGGCGTTAACCTCTGCGGCGGCGGGGGTTGCCCAAGAAGCCGCAGGGCTTTAGCCCTAGCGGAGCGTCACATACGATTTTTGATTGTCTAGTAGACATGAGAAATCCGCCGTGGTATGATTGCTCGCCAAGGGGATCCATGCGATGGGGCTGATCGAGCGCGCGCGTGATGCCGTGGAATCCGTGCTTCGGCGCGGCGTGTCCGTGTCGGACGAAAGGCATTGGCTCGCAGTACTCGCCGAGAAATACGGGCTCGGCACGGCGCGCGAGGCGCTCTCCGTCTCGGCCGTGTTCGCCTGCGTGCGCGTGATCTCGGAGACGATCGCATCGATCCCGCTTATGGTGTACGAGCGCCTGCAGGACGGAGGCAAGCGCGTTGCCGCTGATCATCCGCTCTACCAAATCTTGCACGACTCGCCCAACCCCTTGCAGACCAAGTTTGAATTCATCGAGACGATTTGCGCGCACCTCTGCCTGCGTGGAAATGCTTACGTCCACATCCTGCGCGGAGGCGACGGCGAGATCGCGGCGTTGATCCCGCTCAACCCGGACGCGATGCGCGTCGAGGTCGACGGGACGATGGATGAGCCGCAGGTCTCGTATTACTACCGCAGGCGCGACGGCGGCGAGGTGTTGCTCGCGCAGGAGGAAATGTGGCATCTGCGCGGGATCTCGAGCGACGGCATCGTCGGCATGAGCCCCATCAAGGTCGCGAGCGAAACGATCCGCCTCGCGATCGAGGCGCAGACGCACGGCCTGCGCTACTTCCGGAACGGCGCGCAGACGACGGGGATCGCGTCATACCCAGGCCGGCTCAAGCCGGACAAGAAGCGCGAGCTGCGCGATTGGTTGCAGCAGAGTATTGCTGGCGAGAATAAGTTCCGCCTGATCCTGCTCGAGGAAGGTTTGAGCTATCAGCCCGTAACGCTTTCTAACGAGGACGCGCAATATCTACAGACTAGGCAATTTCAGGTCGAAGAGATCGCGCGCATCTTCCGCGTGCCGTGCGTGATGATCGGGCACGCCGACAAGACGGCGACGTATGCGAGCGCGGAGCAATTCTTCTTGGCCTTTGCCCAGCACACGATCAGGCCGTGGTGCTCGCGCATCGAGCAGTCTGCGTACGTGTCGCTGTTCGAGAGCGACCAGCGCTACTTCCCCGAGTTTCGCATCGATGCGCTCATGCGTGGCGACACGAAGAGCCGCTATGATGCCTATGCCTCAGCATTGCAAAACAAGTGGATGACGAGAAACGAAGTGCGCGCGCTGGAAAATCTTAACCCCGTGCCGGGAGGTGACGTGTTTGAAAACCCGGCGATTACTCCCGGAGGTAGTAATGTCGATACCTGATCTCGAGCGCAGATGTTATCACGCGCCGCTTGCTGCCGAGCTGCGCGACGACGGCGCGCCGCGCGTGCTGTCCGGCCACGCGGCGGTGTTCGGCGTAGAGGCCGATCTCGGCTGGTTCCGCGAGCGGATCGAGCCCGGCGCGTTTGCGCGGACGATCGCCGAGGACGACGTTCGCATGGTCTGGAACCACAACACGGATTTTCCTCTGGCCAGAAATCGCGCGGGGACGCTCCAGCTGCGCGAGGACGGGCGCGGGCTATACATCGAGGCCGTGCTGCCGGACACGACGTACGCGCAGGATGCGTGGGCCGTGATCCGGCGCGGTGACGTCTCGCAGATGAGCTTCGCGTTCACGGTGCCGGCCGGCGGCGAGCGGTGGGAGGAGCTGGATCAGCCGAAGCCTCTTCGCGTGCTGACGGCGGTTGATCTCTGGGAGGTGTCGCCGGTGACGTTCCCGGCCTATCAGTCGACAGACATTAGCGCGCGTGCCGTCGAGCATGCGCGCGGGATCAGGCGACCAAACGATCCGCGCGGCGAAGCCGCCGGAGAGCAGGAAACGAAAGAACGAGAAAAGAAGGAGAAAAGAGAAATGGCTAAGACACTCGACGAGCTGCGCGCAGAGCACGAGCGGGTCGTGGCGCGCATGAACGAATTGCTCGCAATGGCCGATGAGGAATCGCGCGATCTCTCCGATGAGGAGGAGCGCGAGTTCGAGTCGCTCGATCAGGCGACACACGTGCTGCGGAAGCAGATCGATCGCCGCGAGCGGCTCGAGAAGGTTGCCGCAGCGCAGAAGGAAAAGAGCAGGCTCCCGCTAAAGGCCGCGCTGTACCGCGCGCCGAACGACGAGGAATTCCGCTCGCTCGGCGAATTTCTTCATTCGGTCGTCTATCGTCAGGACGACCGCAGGCTGCGTGATCTCTACTCCGAGACGCGCGGGCAGAGCATGGACGTCGGCGCTGCAGGCGGTTTCGCCGTGCCGCCGCAATTCCTCGATCGTCTGCTCATGGTCGAGCCGCAGGCCGCGATCTTCAGGCCGCGCGCGACCGTGATCCCTGCAGGATCCCCGCCAGATGCGGAGCTTCCGATTCCTGCGCTCGATCAGTCTGCGGCTCGTGGGATGTACGGCGGCGTGAGTGTCAGCTGGATCGGCGAGGGTGAGGCGAAGCCCGAGACGCAGGCCTATCTGCGGTTGGTCACCATGAAGCCGCACGAGGTCGCGGGCTACATCACCGTCACGGATCGCCTGCTCCGCAACTGGGAGGCCGCGTCTGCCACTCTCGAGCGGCTGATGCGCGGTGCCATCATCGGCGCGGAGGAGGATGCGTTCTTCTCCGGCGACGGCGCCGGGAAGCCAATCGGCATCGTCGATGCGCCAGCCTCGATTGCTTATTCGCGTGCGACGGCGAATGCGATCTCCTACGAGGACGTCGTTGGGATGTACGCGCGCATGAAGCAGGGCGGGGCTCCTGTGTGGATTGCTTCTCCGACCTGCATTCCACAGCTTGCGACAATCAAGGGCGGCGCGAACGAAAACCTGTGGGTCCAGAATGCCGCGGCCGGCGTGCCTCCGACGCTGCTCGGTCTGCCTGTGATCTTCCGCGATGCGTCTCCTGCGCTGGGGACCAAGGGCGATCTCGTGCTTGCGGATCTTTCTTACTATCTGATCAAGGACGGCTCCGGGCCTTTCGTCGCCGCGAGCGAGCACGTGCATTTCACGTCGAACAAGACAGTCATCAAGGTCTTCTGGAACGTGGATGGCAAGCCGTGGCTGAACGCTCCGCTCTCCATCGGCGGCGGAAGCACCGTCAGCCCGTTCGTCGTCCTGAGCTGATTACTAGTCAGCAGTAAAAATATCGAGGAGGCTCAAAATGGCCAGAATCAGTGAACGAGTAAAAATCGACGCCGATCTGCTCGAGGTGACGTCGGCGCAGACAGACCAGACCGTGATGCTGGATTATTCCGGCGTTACGAACGGGGCGTTTGTGGTCAACATCTTCTCGACGGCCGGCCTGTCGAGCGGCGTGACTGTCGATCTCATGGCCTCGTCTGCGATCGATTCGGCGGGGTCTTCCGTCGCGAGCCTGCGCGT